CTTTAATATTCATTGGAAGTTCACCAAATTGCCCAAATATTTCAACAACTCTTTCATCTGAGTATGTTTTCCCCAATCTATATCTTTCGCTCTCCGAATCATATTTTTCTTTTCCAATCAAACAAATATTTGTGATTGAAGTCGGTAGATGAATAAATCTTAGGATTGCTATTTCAGGGACTGTCACACCCTGCTTAACAACCACTTGGCCTAAGTCACCATTCAGAGCCACATTACAACGATAAACATTATTCATATCAGTTTTTTTTGTTAGAGTGAAGCAGTCCCCGGAGGGACTGCTAATTTATGTCAGAGTCTACTGAATTTCGTAAACGCCATGACAGTTTAATTGTGAAGCACACAACACAGCCGTAGTTGTGATCGCACGATAGATAACATAGCTATCGTGTGGTCTGGCTGGAGAGTGCCTTGCCATTTTCTCACCATCCATATAATGAAGAATGAGTTTGCTAGGATCAATGATGTAACAGCGTTTGTTACCATCTTTTCCAGTTAGGTTAATGTCATCAAGTTCAGGATCGTACTGAAACTTAATCCCTTGATAGAACAACTCACCCATTGAAAAATCCTGTTTTCCAGAGAAACCAGTTTGAGTGTAGTTACCTTTCGCTCGTAATTGACTTGCTAGACGATCCAGAAAAGCACTTCCGCATACTGCAATAGATGGTTTTCCACCATATCTGCGTAGCTGACGAATTTCTGTATGTATTAGGTCAGTCAATTCTGATCCAGTTGCAGTAGTCGCAATGGAAACATTAGAACGATTTCTCCACCAAGTATTTGACACAGTAGAAAGACCACCAACTGTAGTACCTGTTGCAGATGGGTCTTGAACAATAATGGATTGAATCCCAGCCAATGCTTTTGAATCACCAGTTCCATCACCATAAAGAAGACTGTTCATCCCACGAGCATAACCTTCTGCCATGTCTTCCAATTTGTCATCTAACAAATTAGCTAGTGCGTGTTGCTCACGCCCAGACATATTGGATGTTGACTCACCAGTTGTTGAATCAGAAACGGAAATTCCATCATGTTTCAATTCAGTCAGGGTCACACTAACACCTGTGTGATGTTCCTTCCACGGAAAATTTACCCTCTGGATGTTCGCAGGGTTGGCGTAGGTGACTGTATCAGTCGCTACATACCCGGTAACTCCAGAAGTATAGACTCCCTTGATTGCGAGCGAAACATTTCCTTTTCCACCCGGCATTGTTTTACTGTTTTTATCCATTGCTGCCAGCAATGGTTTGTCTTGTAGGGTCTGGCTGAAAACCTTCCCCTTATCGACATAATAGTCTAACGCTGCATTCGCCACGTTAGCTAGTTGAGCAGTTGTAAGTGCTGCCATAATAACTCCTTATATATAGTGGAGTTACGTTTCCATTTGCAAGGCTTGAGAAACTATGTCTCTCATATTAGTAGGCTCTGCAATTGGTACTCCACCTAGTTTTCCTTTTGTTGACGATTTCATTGGCTGTTTGCTGGGTTGTCTCGACTTAAATCTCTCATTAATTGTTGCATAAGCTGAATTTGCTATTTCGACAACTTCTTCTGGAGATTTAGGTGTTCCATGTTCAGCAACAATCGCTGAAATTCTATCGTTAAATTCATCCTGTTTGAGAGAAAAATCCGGGTCATTTGCTAAAGTTTGTTCCCCCCAAGACTTAACTGCATCTGCCATTTGTGTTTCATTTGCAGATTGAGATGCGTTTGTAAATCTCTGTTGAGTTTGTTGGCGCATTGCTCGTTCACGATGTAAACTCGCCCTTGCTTGAGATAGTTCTTTAGCTGCATCCTCATCTAGAAAACCGTCATCGACTTTCTCCTGAATATCTTTTGGTAGATTCTTACCAGTTAAATTGCCTACATTATTCAAATGAAATTGTAGCATTTTATAACCCTCTTCTGGGTTATTACGCAGCGCAGACATTATTTTAAAACCTTCAACTGCATCTTTCGCAGAAAGGTTATTTGCTTGAATAAAGTCAGTAATTTTTTTGTACTGTTCAGAATCATTTTGATACTTTTTTGAAAGTTCTTTTAACTCATTTTTTTCGGTAATGAGTTTCTGAAAACGAGGATGTTTATTAAAAGGCACGTTGGAATAATCCTCAGATTCATCTTCAGCTTGCACTTCCGATGGTTTCTCAGATTGAACCTCTATACCCTCTTCTTCCGCTTCTTCTTGTGAAACCTCTTCGACCTGCTCTTCTTCTGGTAATGCATCTTGCACTACCGATAGCAGACTTTCTTCAGTTTCTACAGCATCTGACGATGATGCCTCTGGTTCGTCAACATTTTGTGCTTCAGTAACTTCGGATGACGAATCCTCAGTTATTTGTTCTTCAGCGTTTTCCATAATACGTCTAGTTTAATGTTTGTTGTTGATTACCCAATTCAGGCGGTCTGCCTTGACTTGGGTTAGGGGCATTATTACCCCCCTGTCTTCCTTGAGATTCAGGACTTCCCTTTCCTCTCTCAACATTCGCCCTCCCGCCTTGCGCCATGTTTTGTGCTACTATGGAAGGTATTTTTTCTGCCAGTGCTTCTGATACATTCATTTTGTCATCCAAGCGTTTAAGCAATTCTTTTGCAAGGAACTTCGGATCAATACCCGGAATCTGGATGAGGAATGGAATGATACGTTCAATATTTTGTAGTTCAGCTGCTTTGTTTGGTTTCCCTGTTGATCCAGCTTCTATTTCTAAATAAATTTCATTTAAAATATCTTCTCTTAAAAACTCAGGCCAAACTGCACCTGCACCTACAATTTTTATTACTTCTTCTTTGCTCATCTCTAAGAGCAATACTTGTCCAGCTGCTCTGGTAATCTCAGACATAAAACTGTCTAGATCATCTATGTTTGCCCCAATAGCAGACATTCTTGAAGATTCAGCGATGCTAGTTTCGGTAGCCGTTCCTTTCGACACCTGACCAAAATTAGCTTCCTGTTGACCTACTACAAGTTGGACATCATCAAATATAGTTCTCACTTCGTATAGGTTAGGATCAATCCCTATCTGCCGTATTGGTTGCAGTACATCATCCACCTTTTGCCCTGCCGTTAATGCCTGTAATTCCAAGACTGCATTAGCTGGAGGATCACGCAACAGATTTTTATCATCATCCTCAAGCATCCCGGCTGGTGCAGCGTACTTAGGTCTATTCGCTCTTCGATGTTCTCTAAGTCCTTGCCTTGCCCGATTGTATTCATGTTGCATTGGAAGCAGAAGTTTTACATCACTAGGAGGGTAAAGATGATCCTTATGCTCAATTTCATTAAATGTTAAGGAAAAGAAAGGCCAGAAAGTTTCCAACTTTACAGGTGGCGCATCTGGCTCTTCCAAGAAATTTTCATATCCGTCACAAACTACATATTTAAGTCCAGAGTTTTTGTCGTAAATTTCCCAGACTAAAGCTAGACCATCTCTCATGTTATCTGCATTTTGTCCCTCAAAATACTCAGTTCTATATTTGTAATTTGATCTTGAGGACATTTCCTTACCTTTGATATCGTATGCAAGATAATCTTGTTCAATGTCTACATCATAAATTTCCTTAACTTCTTCAGGACTTAAAAATAATTCATGTGCAATCCAAGTTGCTCCAACAAAACCTCGCAATTGTCTACACATTGGGTCAACAATTATTGAATCACATTCTGGAAAATCAAATACTAATCCTTCCTGAATTATCACTAATGGCTCATTCTGAAGTGATTCCAAGCTGAGAAGCAACTCTTCCATTTGTGCATCATCATCTGCAATATCCCCCTTTTTTGCTTCCTGAGTCAACCTTCTTAAATGGTCAATTTGCGCTTGCACATCAGACATTTTTGCAGAGACTTCTGGTAATCTATCAACTTCACGCTGATACCCGACTTTTACAAACCCGACTGAAGTTGTAATAACCCTTCGTACTAATGCTTTCATCTGGCTTTTGAAAGTTGGTTGTTGTTCATCCATGTAATATGAAAAAAGTAACTCCAGACTTTCTGCAACTTTGTCAAGCATTTTTCTACTTTGTTGAACCGACTCATAATCCTGTATGATTTGAGCATCCTGTGGGTTTGGTGGCATCTGATTCATAGCTGCCATTTGGGTTGCCTTATATGCTTCAGCTAACGTATCTTCATCACCATCCCAGAATTTGTAATCTAATCTTTTTCTTCGGGAAGCAACAGGTTTTGGGTTTTTTGCGTAAAGCGCAGCAGTTCTTTGGTGAACGTGTCTATGCAAAATATTTGCAATATAATTTTCTTTGTTCCAACCTTTATCTGAATACCCTTTAAAGACAGCTTCCATGTCTTCTTTCATCTGGTCAAATGCTTTTTTGTGATATTGCTTTGCAGATTTGACTTTACCAATAAGCTGAGAAACTAAAGCCTTCCGTCTTTCAGGGACTTCTTTTTCTTCTTCTTCGACTTCAACAGCCTGTACTGTTACCTGTTCAATTTCTAATTCCATTTACTACCAACCTGATGTTTGTGAAAGGGTTAATTCCTTTTGTCTTAGTTTTGCATCCCATTTTATCCAAGCCATTGTTCCAACTTGAGGGAAGTTATTCCTTTGTCTTGTCCCATTAGGTGATCTTAACTCACCCAATCCCATTCCAATCCAACTTAAAGTATCTACAAAATCGTCATGCCGGGAATTAGGAAACTTTAACAACTCATCTACTGCCTTACCGCCCCATGCACTTGTTTTAGGAAAGAAGACTTTCTTCATTGCCATACGCCCAATCATACTCTGGCTTCGCTGTACTTTATTTGCTACTGGTGTAACCTCTTCAATCCTACAATGTGTAGCAGTTTCAAACATTCTTTTCCTGAGAAAAGGTGCAATTGACTTCGTAATATGCCCTTTTTCTGCCCACCAGATTAATGGCTGCCATTTTTTCATAAAACCTAACATTGCCTTAACTACCATATCTGTGGGTTGCCTTGCCCACCAACAGTCTAATAAATAAATATCATCTTCTTCATCTACTCCAACAATTAACAAACAAGTTAGATCGTGTCTTGACTTATCAATACCAACAGCGTGATCAGAAGCAGCATAAATTTTTAAGTTCTTTGGTAAATCTTTTTTCTCATAATACTGTATGTTTTCCCTCTGAAATAAATCCCCATCTTCCGGGGAGGGTTTCTGCTGGTATAATGCAGAAAACCCCCTTGGGTCTAAATTTCTTTGTGCCTCTAAGAATTCTTTGTTAAATCTTTCAGGCCATAAAACTTCACCTTCGGTTCGTTTTAATGGATCATTGTCTCCAGCAAACGCTGGCAAATTGATGATCTTCCATTTGCTACACTCTTCTTGAGTAAAATGCGGATTGGAAGGATCAGTTAATCTGCCAACTAAATCATCTTCATGCCAGCGTGTAGTAACAATTACAACCTTTGATTTCTCAGTCATTAGTCGTGTCATAAATACTTGTGTGAACCAAGACCATAAATTTTCTCTAAGCGTTGGAGAAGAAGCCTCCACGGAATCTTTAATAGGATCGTCAACAAGTAAAACATCGCCGCCCCTGCCCGTAATACTTCCCCCACGGCCAACAAAAACTGACATCCCGCCATTATCAGTTTGTATCCTACTCTTTGAAGCACCACCTTGGCGGAAAGTGAAGCCGGGGAAAACTTGTTTATATTGGGGAGACTCCAAAATTGATCGGCAGTCTGCTCCAAAGTCTTGTGCAAAATCTTCATTGTACGTTGCGAAAATTAAACTTTTATATGGGTCTTTTCCCATTATCCACGGAATAAATCGTCTGCTTATCATCTCAGACTTCCCATGTCTTGGAGGCAAAGTTACTATCAGTCTTTTGATCTTCCCCTTTGCTACCTGTTCTAATGCTTTTGCAATTACTCTATGATGCCTTGCATCTTCAAATATTGACTGTTCAATATCGTTTGGCGCATTCACTTTCGGCATTGTAAATTTAACAAACTTGAGAAAATCATCCTTACATTCAAGAGCCAGTTTCTGCCTTTTTGCAGCAGCGATCTGCCTTTCAATTTCTTCTAACTTATTTAGTTCTTCTGCCACTAATCCTGTATTCGTTACAATTAAGTCTAATTAATGTTGCTAGTTCATCTGACTGCGCTTTTTTCATAGTTTCAACTTTTGTACTGTTATCAAATTTTTGTCTCATCGTGTCAACGGCACAATCGCAGAGTGGGTAATAAATTTGTTCTGGTGTCTGTATCCTCCTGTAAGCAATCGAACATATCTGCCAATACTCCCGAATGTGTGCCGTTGTGAAATTTCCAGAGAACGCCTGTTCTGTCTGAGAAGTTTTCACGCACGAAATTAGGTTCAAACTCAATAACAAGATCGCTATTTTCAAGTTCAAGAATAATTTCCATATCAAGCGTATGACCATAGAGAAGGTTTCCCGGAAGAACGAATTTTAGAATCAACGTGAACAAATCTGGAAGTCCCTTTCTGGTCAATTCCGACTGAGAACCCCATATCAATTGCTGCCTGAATTACTATCCTTGCCTTCTCCCTATCCACCCTCAGATCGGCTGCTTCGCCTGTCAAATGGGCAGAAGTTAAATATCCCCCACAATCTTTATTTTTTCGCTCACAGCGAAAACCTGAATTGACAGGAAGAGAAAAGTTGCAAAAATCTCTTAGCTGTTGCAACTTCATCATAAAGTTTTCGTCCATGTCAGAAAGTCCTCCGCAATGTGGACAGTTTCGACAAGCCATTTCATCGAATGTAAAACTTTTTATAGGGTTCTTAAAACTCCACATAATTATTCCTCCAATTAGAATCTTTCCAAATTTTCTACGAGAAAGTAAAATAGAACCTTTTTGGTACTATTTACTTTTAGCTTGATCTGCTTCAAGCTGTTTACAGAACGCTGCATATAAATCATCGTCTAAGGTATTTTTCGAGCTGGCTACCAATCTGGCAAGCAGTTTCTGCACAACGATCAAAAGCAACTTCTCTGAAATTAGACTTACGCACATGGTCTTCACCACTCCTGATACTACTGAACCTAATAACGCTATTGGCATCATTTCTCCTTACATTCGATGTTTAAAAAATCTTTATTTATACATTGCCAGATTGCAACTTTACTTTTTCTTGTGTCCACCCAATAGCCAATTTTTTGTTTCTTGCCATTTGTTGACAAACAAGATGCCACCACCATTGCAATCGCCAACGCCATAATAATGATATTTCTTTCATAACTCATCCTTTCATCAATTGGATTTGCTTTTGAGCCTCAATTTCACGTTCTATGT